GTGGGTCTTTGTAACATGAGAATCAGACAACTAACTAGTACCAGATCGGTCAAGTCTTGGCCTGGATTCGAGCCCAACGGGATTACTCCTATTGGGACCGTTCATCCTTGCTCAGGACCTTCCTTCAATGTAGCTACTGGTTCTTTCTCTGGGTACACAATACCTATGGAGAGCACTGTTGAATATATGGAGGACGACCCCAAGGGGGGTCGCAAGTCTAAACCTGTGCACCATCGTAAGTTTCTTCGCACCGTTAATGGTGAGGAAGGCACGGTGTCATATGTTAACGGCTCACCGACCGGGGTGATTGAGTGGTTCGACGCGCGTATAGATCCTTATTGGACTTATATTCACGACGTTCTGCTTAGTTCCCTTCCAGCCTGGAGCACCTCTTCGAAAGTTGAGATGCCCCCGCGTTGGGTTACTAGTGGCTCAAACGACTTTATAGAGCAAAGGCTCTATAATGAAGTTCGTGAGAAAGCTCTTCAGCTTAAGGCTGATTGGCTTCTCAATATTGTTGAGGCTTCACAGTTCTTGCCAGCCGTTAAATCGCTGGCAACTTTCCTACCTGTAATGGCTAGGAAATGGACAGATTGGCGCAAATTGGGTAGACGCGAGCCTTTTCAGGCGCAGCGCATACTTGATAAGTACCAGGGTCTGGCCGCTATGATACCTCGCATGTCCAAGCAGAAAGCTCAAGACGTTATCTCAGATGCCTACCTGTCGTGGAAATTCGGCTTAGCGCCGGTAATCTCCGATATTAGGGCTACAGTTAACTACGCGAGTAGACTGCAGGATGAGCTAAAACGTGCTATGAAGAAAGGCTCTGAAAGATTCTCAGCGAAAGCTGAGCTTCAGGTCTCCTTCGACAACACTCCTGTGCACCGCTTACCCTTCGCAGGGTTTGAGTGTGCAGATACGGAGTATGTTGGGCGGCCGGTACTTGTACCGACCGTACGCTACGTTCTAGTGGTGGAGCGAGAGATGCTGTACAGTTCAGATATATTAAATGGACTGGATAGTGTTGTTCAACGCTTTGTGTCTACACCAGCTAACTTCTTTTGGGAACGCATGCCGTTTTCATTTGTTGCTGACTGGTTTGTGGACATACGTGGCCTGCTAAACAGGATAGACGACTCGATCGGCGCAACGCCGTTCAAAATCAAGTCCTGCACGCGGTCCTACACCTACCACCTTGTAACGGATGTTCGGAATGTTTATCGAACTCCGTGTGGTGGCACAGACATCAGTAATCGTCTGTGTGGTTCGGCAAGTTACAAGTCTTACACGAGAGAGGTTGTTTCAGATCCAGGACTTCTCCTGTATCCGAAAATCCGCTTCGGAAAAACTCAGGCGGCCTTATCAGCTGCCCTGATCGCGCAGCAGCTTAGAAAGCTGCGTGCGAAGCGCTAGACAGTGTTAGCTGTTAGTCTCCAAACGTACCATGAATGCGTCCTTAACGTATAACTCGGTCGTCTTCGAGCCTGGCCTGTCGAAGGCCCTCGGAGAGTCACGTCGTCAATCCACCGCTCGGGGAGTTACTACCCCGGACGTTCTTACTATTCGAAACCAAGACTATGTGGACTCGAAGTCCAAGGTCTCTGGTAAGCGCTACAATGCGCTATTCGAATCGTATGAGATCGATGCTAACGCGAAGCTCGTTAAGAGCCAAGCGTCTGTAACGTTCTCCATTCCCGAAACTGCGGATCCTTCTCAGGTTGCCACTTTGGTGGCTACCTTCAAGGACGCAATCGCGGATGCGGATTTCGTGACCGACCTGATCGCCGGTGAGGCTTAACCTCGGCGGCTAAGTTATAATCTACTCGTCGCCTAAAGGGTAAAAGTAGATGAATTCAAACAGGAGACATTAAGTCTCCGACGGAACAAGAGGCTAATTGGTACGCCAGTCAAATATGCATTCAATAGAATACACGTTTATAAGCCTGCTAGCCGACGTGTCGGCTCTCTCAGGTTACTCTGAAATACGAGGATCTTATGAGGGTCTGCACTGGTGCCTACATGTGGCTCCACAGCTAGAGAAGCAAGTGTTGGAAGCGATCGAATCGGGCGTCTTGCCTGACCTCGAGCAGTTTCCTTCATGGCTCAGACGACTCGTAGCCGGATCCTTTGTGGACCCGGAACAACTACGATGGCTGCGCCAGCTTCTTCTGTTCTGCTATAAAGCGAACGTTGCACATGACAAACAGACGACGGATGCGACCTTTAAATCGTATCTTGACACTAACCTCGCTACTGGGCGTTCTGGATCTGGGCTTAACAGTCTGGATTTCGAATTCCTCGAACGAGCTCGTAAGCACTGCCAATATGTCCTTAGAGACTTCCGAGCAAAGAATATTATTCCTGCTCACGGTCCTGGGGCTGTTACTACGCGCAAAAACGCGTGGTCACACCGGTACTCGACATTAGAGTATCTATATCCATCCTCCGACTACATGGCTTTGATGATGAATCAAGACCATCTCGGAGAGCTCGATGAATGTGTTTGGCCTGATCACATTACAGCGAAGCTCATAGCTGTCCCTAAGGACAGCCGTGGGCCTCGTCTTATCTGTGTTCATCCTGCTGAAGCCATATGGCTCCAAAAGGGGTTGCAAAACGAGTTGCAAAGAGTAATCAATGCAAGAAGGTATCCTCACTACAGGGCGGACCCACGTGGGTACGTACGTTTTGAGGACCAGTCTGTAAACGGTCGAATTGCCCTTATAAGTAGCCGTAGCCGCCGATGGGCGACTATGGATATGAAAGAGGCTAGCGATCGCATTTCCGATCCACTAGTGCAGTATCTCTTTGGAGAGCACTACAAATGGTTCGGAGCTTGTCGGGCACAGAAGTTTTGGATACCAGGTCACAGCAGTTATGCTGGGACGTACGATATCCATAGCTACGCTCCCATGGGGAACGCAACCACGTTTCCTGTTCAGAGTTTAGTATTCTGGGCCTTGTGTGTCGCGGGAATGCAGTCTCGATGGCCGGATCGCCCGGCCGCTGCGTTCGTCTTCGGTGATGACATCGAAGTGCCGACCTACGCTCTAGAGGAGGTGATGAGCCGCCTCGAAAGCGTTGGTCTTCTTGTTAATCGTCGAAAGACGTTTTACAAGGGATACTTCAGGGAGTCGTGTGGTGTAGACGCTTTCAAAGGCGTCAACGTCACACCCCTGAGATGGAAGAGCACTATCGACATTGAAGACCTAAAGGGTCTGCAGTCTTCCTCTGACTTGGCCATGCGCTTGCGTGTGGCCGGTTACGAGGAGACTGCCCGGTGCCTGTACAACACCATCCGTAGAACACTACGGCGCAGGTTTGGCGTGGGTTTGCATTATACAAATAATGTGGACCACGGCGGACTTGCTGAATACACGGACGATTACCTTACTGTGCGCAAGAGGTGTTTTAGACATCTTGAGCGTCAGCTGGCGATCACTCGTGTATGGCGTGTTGAGCCCCTATGGGAAATCCCAGAGGGCTGTCGTTGGAACGACGTAATGGAATCGTTGACTCGACTTGAGCAACGATCAGCTGGCATCGTACCCGAAAGAGCGCTCCCTCGCGCGCTTCGTTTGAAGCGAGGGTGGACGGAAGTGAGATAGCTCATTTCCTCTGAAGTCCTTCGGGATTTCTTCACTCATCTTCCAAGGTGAGTGATACACGGG